TGTTGTGGAAAACATGTACCGCTACCAACAGTACTAAAAGAGTATAATGGTATACAGGTATGCCCTACAACATTTGCAAATATTGTAGAGTATAAAAGAATATGGAAGTCTTTGGGGACTAGACCTATGGGTAATATTAGAAAACATTTTTCTGAATATGTACAGCAGGTAGTCGAAGAAACCATTGACAAAAATGAAGACGGCACGTTACAATAGACACTTGGCAACAGTAGCCAAGTTGGTTAAGGCCCCGAACTCATAATTCGGCTATCGTAGGTTCAAGTCCTACCTGTTGCACAAAGGAGATTTATGTACGAAGAGGAAGAGGAAGACGACATGAAGCTAGCACATTATTTAGAGATCGGTGCAGTTTCTCTTGAAGGCGTTGACGAGAATGGCGAAATGATATTCTCAATTAGTGAGAATGCAAAAGAGATAGCACCAGAATTATGGCAAGCACATATTGAGTATGTTGACTCTGCTATGATGAAGTTGTATGAAGAAGGTTTGATGGAGGTTGAATATGATGAAAATCTTGAAGCAACTCTTCATCTTAGTCCAGAAGGACACAAGATAGCAAAGGAAATGGGACTGATAGAAATGGATATCAGGGAAATCCCAAACGATTAAAAATTATGCTATAATATTATTAGGTCGCCAATAGGGGCCTATAAATTAACTTATTCGCTTGAAGGAGGAATAAAATGGTAACAACATATACATGGGATCTTTTCAAGGATCCCTTTTTTATTGGCTTTAATCGTGAGATTGAAAGAATGGCTAACGTGCACAACGCTGCATCACGCCAATCATATCCACCATACGATGTATTAAAGCTAGACGATGACACATATAGAGTGTCTCTCGCAGTAGCAGGATTCACAAAGGAAGACATTGATCTCTCAGTAGACAACGGAACCCTTGTGGTATCTGGAGAAATTACAGAAGTTACAGACGCAGAGGTTCTGCATAAAGGAATTGCTGCACGTAAATTCACACGCTCATTTGCTCTTGGAGAATATATGGAAGTCTCTAGTGCATCTCTAAAGGATGGCATGCTTAATATTAATATTGATCGCATTGTCCCTGAAGATAAAAAGCCAAAGACAATTAAAATCAAATAAGATATAATAGTAGTCTGCACCCCGTCACTGGGGAGTCGCAGATTATATGCGGGCCGCTACCCGCAGGATCCACCTGAGCACTGTGGCTAAACTGCTCCTTAACATTTAGGAGAGATGTGCCAAACTATGATTATAAGTGTGTTATATGTGAACACACTAAAGAAATTAATAAACCAATCAGTGAATCAACAATGACAGAACTCTGTGATAAATGCGGTGCTGCAATGGTTAAACAGTTCGGTACGTTTGGCATTCAGTTTAAAGGTAACGGCTTCTACAAGACAGATAACGCTAAGTAGTTCAATGATATAATTAACTTGTTATAAAAGTTATAACAAGGAGTTATTAGTTGACTAGGACTAAACTATGGAGATTAACATTAACAGCCATTTTAGGGTTTGGTTGGCTATTTCTTACACCTGCTTATAGTGATGATCCACTAAGTTTAGCCGCTCAAGAAATACAAGAGCTGAACGAAAAAGTTGGCAATCTAACAGAAGAGGCTGAAACTCAAGCCCTTATAGATATAGCAGAAGATAAATATGATGATGCAGTGTCCGCAAAAGAGGCTAGAGATGATGCATATGATGCATATGATGCGGCGATAGCAGCAGAAGCAACAGCATTACAAGAAAAGAATACAGCTCAATCAGCAGTAGATGGGCAAACAGTAACAGTTGCTACTGCCCTAACTCAAAAAAATTCTGCTAAGGATGCTTTTGACATATCAGCGCTAAACTTGTCTACAGCAAATAGCAATCTTCAATCAGCTCAGTCAGTAATTAATAATGCTGGCGGAGATGGACTACAATATACTGTTTATAACTTAACAAGGGTGTGGCCTAACTACGCAGTACCAGATTCCGTAATTTGTTCTGGTACATGGAACTCAAATTATATGAGCTTGCCAGTTTGTGGTAATAGGTATGAAAATATAGTGGTTAAATTTACTGGAAAGATTACTGTTCCATCATGGTTTACAACAGTAGCATTTGCAGGATACACAGACGACGGTTTTAAGATGTATATTGATGGGGATCTTGTGGTTAATAACTGGGTAGAGCAAGGTGTAAGGTGGAGTGCTTGGTCTCCAACATATGATGTAAGCGTAGATAAGACTTTAGATGTAGAGATATGGTGGTATAACGGAGGAGGCCCAGGAAGCTATCATCTTGGGTGGACAATTCCTGGCGGAATGACTGGCGCAGGGTGTGACTATGCTGGAGACCCAAGAGTATGGGGACAAAATTTTAGTTGTAATCTTAATACATTTTCTTCTGGTCCTGGTGCGACACAAGCACAAATTGATGCATACAATGCAGCAGTAACTGCAAAAGCGACGGCACAGACAGACTATAACACTAAGCTTGCTACATACAATACAAAACTTTCTGCATATAACACTGCAAATTCTACATTAACAACATATAATCAAACGCTGACAACTAAGACTACTACATATAATACTGCTGTAACAACTACAGAAAATGCTTTAACTGTTAAAAATAATACACAGTCAGCTTATGATCAATCTATTATTGATTTAAATAATGCAATAGACGATGCATGGGAATTATATAATGAAACTTGGCAATTTGAAGAGCAACAAAGAGTTGCTGCAGCAATCGCTGCTGCGATGGCAAATCAACCACAGCCAACACCAGATGCAACAGTTGAACCTACGCCTGAGCCTTCTCCTGAGCCATCGCCTGAACAAACCGAACCAGACGATCCCACTCCAACTCCAGATTCTGAAACCACAGATGAACCGACACCAAATCCAACCCCTGAGACAGAGCCCACTGATGAGCCTTCATTAGAGCCTTCACCTCAGCCATCGGATATAGATCAGGAGCCAACTCCTGAACCAAAGCCAACTCCTGCTGAACCTTCTGAAAAACCATCTGCTAATACTATCACAGAAGAGACAGCAAACCTAATTGCAGATTTAACAAGCAAAGATACATTAACTAAATTAACTCCAGAGCAGAAAGCGGCGGTTGCAGAAGGCCTTGGAATTAGAGCATCAGAAATAGCAAAGGTGGCAGCATTAGCCGCTACAGATAAAAACTTAGCAACAGCCTTACAAGAATTTGGTGATAGAATTAAAGAGAACGCTAGTGCTCCGATGCCATATACGTTAGCAGATGCAACAACAGAGGTTGCCACAGAAGCATTTTTATCAGATCCAATTGGAGCCATTGCAGATATTGATTTTGAAAAATTATTTAGCCCATCAGAATGGGGCAAGGATATGACAGATGACCAAAGAGAAAAGGCACAAGAGGTTGTAGTACCAGTAATTATTGCAGGAAATATTGTGGCAGCAGCCATGACAAGGAGGATATAATGAAAATAATTAAAGGTTTCTTTAATTGGATATGGGAAGCAGTAAAGGAAAGCATAGCCCAGCTATGGACCCTCCTTGGATTCTTCATAGCCTGGTTGACCCTTACAGGGACGGCACAGGATGTAGTGGGCCTAGCAACAGTAATAGTTACTGTAATATGGCTAATTACCATACCCCTCAGAAAAGACGAGGAATAGGGTATAATAGTGGTATGAAAAGAATAAGTGCTATTGCTTTGTCAGGGCTACTAATGCTATCATTAACTAGCTGCGGATTTCAGGGTTCATATAGATACCCCTGCCAAGATCCTGCAAATTGGGAGAAGGCGGAATGCAATCCTCCAATTTGTGAAGCGACAGGCACATGCACTAAAGATGTAATTGGTAAATTATCAACTACTACTACTGAAACAGGTAATACAAATGGCTAAAGAGAGACTGAGTCCACAAGATCTGGACGCTAGATTAAAATTTATTTTAGGAATCACGCTTGGTTCCATTCTATTTCTTACATCAGTAGGAATTCTATACGGACTATTGTTTGTAACACAACCAATTGGCGGACAGTCCGAGAACGATAAGATGTTCTTCAATGTTCTTGGATCAGTTGCAACATTTATTACAGGAACACTTGCTGGTCTATTGATTGGACAAAGTGGTGCAAAAGATATTATGAAGGCACAACTTGATAACAAGGAGATGGACGCAAAGAATACACAGGCTGACAAGAAGCTTGAAGCAGAAATTGATGCTACTGCAGCACGTTTAGCAGCAAAGCCAGATGGCGCAATGCCAGCAGAGCAGCCAGTAGATGCAGATTGGGATAAAGACTAATGACAACAAATGATTTCCCAGTTCCAGCAGAAACAGCGAAAGCACCTAAAGGTAGTGTTGCTCGCTTAATCCAAGTTGCTAAGTCTCAAGTAGGATATATTGAGGGACCAAAAGACAACGAAACAAAATACGGAGCGTACACCAAGGCAAATTTCCAACCTTGGTGTGGAAGTTTTGTAAACTGGTGTGCAAACGAAGCAGGAGTCAAGATCCCAAATACAGTGTATACACCAGGAGGAGCGGCAGCATTCAAGAAAGCAAACTCTTGGATTGATGGAGATATCGCTGATCCTGAGCCAGGAGATATTGCCTATTTTGATTTCCCCTCAGATGGCGTTGATCGCATTTCTCATGTCGGAATTGTTATTGAAGATAACGAAGATGGGACCGTATGGTGTATTGAAGGAAATACTTCTTCAAAGAAATCAGGGAGCCAAAGAAATGGCGGAGAAGCTTGCAAGCAACTTCGTGCATTTAAGAAAAACAAAGCAGGAGTTCAAGTTTCAATCGTAGGATTTGGTCGTCCAAAGTTTAAGTCTGGAGCAGCCCCTAAACCAGCTGGATCAACATCTGCTGGAGTATGCCCAACCTGCGGTAAATAATGAAAACTTACAGTGTCAAGCTTGAAGTAAATGCAGAAGTGCAAGCATTTAGCGAAGAAGATGCTGCAGATTACATCAACGATATATTTGGTGTAGATGAAGAAGTTAAGTCAGTAAAAGTAACTAGCGTTAAGGAGAAATAATATGGCTAAAGAAGGATACAAACCAACCGCTGGCATGCAGTCTGCAGCCCGTCGTGCAATTAAATTAAAAGAGCAGGGTAAGGCAAAGGGTGCTGGAACAGCAGTGGGCTGGACTCGTGCAGGACAACTTGCTAGAGGCGAAACTCTTAGCCTATCAACAGTCAAAAGAATGTATTCTTATTTCTCACGTCATGAGGTAGATAAAAAAGGTAAGGACTGGGATAACGCAGAAAGTCCATCTAACGGAAAGATTATGTGGTTAGCATGGGGTGGAGACGCTGGATTCTCTTGGTCACGTAAAATTGTTGAGCGGGAGAAAAATATGAAGAAGTCATTAACAACAGATGATTTGGTAGAAGAAATTAAAGATATCTTGGATGATGTAGTTAATCCAGTAGATACAGTAGTTGAGATTCCAGACGATGAAGATATTACAAAAGCATTAAGAGCAGAAGTTACAAAAGAACAGCTTGGGATGGTCATAGAGCATCTTATGGAAGCAATTGAAGCAATGATTGAAGTGCCAGAAGAAGACGAAGAAGAGGAATCAAATTCAGCGGAAATGGAAGTAGAAGATTCAAATTCTTCAAATCCAGCCCCTGTGGGAGATCCTATGAAAAACGAAGTTAATTGGCCAATCAGCAAGGCATATGAAGATTGCGGATGCGAGACATGCAAGGCAAAGAATATAGGCTGCGAAGATTGTGAAGAATGCATGAGTAAGTCTTACGAATCAGATAATGAAGATGAAGATAAATGGGACAACATGGAAAAGGCCTGCTGGTCAGGATATACCCAAAGAGGTATGAAAGAGAAGAATGGAAGAATGGTACCTAATTGCGTACCCGTTGATAAAGTACAAAAGTCCGTATGGAACGGAACTTTTATTAAATAATCTATTGACATAGCCGCAGTATTTCCTGTATAATATATATCAGTGGGATGCTGCGGTTTATGTTTAGGAAAAGATGTTAAATTTAACAGAACTAGGTGTCGAAGTCTTTATTAAAAAGGCTAAAAATATAACCCCATTTTGGGA